TATTGTTTATTTTCTTGTCCCATATATTTTTATCTTGTAATTGTATTGATTATCAATCAGTTAACCTGTTGATAACTTTGTTGTTTTGTTTATGTATTTTGGGGTTCGGAGGGGTGTTATCCCTTTTCTCTCTTTGTCTCATCAAAGTATTTAAGGGAAGGTATTACCCTTTAATAGTATTCTTTATGTGGTAAACGGGGGAAGGTTAGCACATATGCGTAGACATTAAGCAGTCAACAAGAGGGGACAAGCAACAGAGCAAGGGGAACAGGTAGGAGGACAGGTACACGCCCCAACCCCCACAGAAAAAAGGCAAAAAGTTCCCACAAAAAAATAGAAAATAAACAAAATCAAACAACCCCCCCACCCCTTTCTCTGACACGACATCTCAGCGTATGACATATAATAACCCTCACCCCCCGGACATCTAAAAAAATTTTATATCTTTGTAAAAAATAAAACACAATGTCTAAAGAACTTACTCCCGCACAAAAAAAAGCAAAAAAAATAAAAAGGGAAAATATAAGGAAAAAACATATTCATAAAAAAGAGAAAGAAAAATCACAGTATGAAAGGTTAAGGGATTTATCCTTTCCTTTATCTGACAGTAAATTTGATAAGCAGCCTGTATAAAAAATAAAACAAATAACTATGAAAATTATAAACAACCCATTTAAAGGATCCAACAATGTTGGAGGTCTTTATGTAGAAGACGGAAGATTAGTGAATGAACGTAGAGATGGCGAGACAGGTATAGCACAAGCAGCTCGTATAAGACGTTCAGTAAAAAACGATAGAAAGATAAATAGAATAGCTGAAGGTATTGAATTGGCTGAAAACAAAAAGAACTGGAGAGAGTTAGAGTTCTAAAGATTCCCATTTGTTCTGTTGTGAAAAGGAGGTAAGACATTCAGTCTGCCTCTTTTTTTTATATATATGTTAATCTTCAACACTAAAGTGTTATTCTTTTTTAAAGTCAACACTAACTTAACTTATTGATTATTAATACTTTAAATACTATTAGTGTTAAAGTGTTGAGTTAAACTCTATTTTTTATAATAATAATAATAATAATAATAATAAAATATATATATATAAAAAAGAAAAAACAAATACAGCACTTTAACACAAAGCATATATATATTTTTATTATCTTTGCCTCAAATTAAATTAATTTAAATCACAACAAAATGAAAGAACAAGGATACATTCCAAAAGACCTGTCTTTTGATGACAAGGCAAGAACGAAATTAATATCGGGAATCTCAAAAATATCTAACGCAGTTAAATCAACTCTGGGCCCACAGGGCCAGACTGTATTGATTGAATCAGCTGAGCACACTCAAGGGTTAACAGTAACTAAAGACGGTGTGACTGTAGCTAAGTCAATCTTTCTTTTAGATCCTGTAGAGAACTTAGCAGTTAGAATGATGAAGCAGGCTTCTGAGAAAACTGCAAACACTGCAGGAGATGGTACAACTACAGCTATTGTTTTAACTGAGGCTTTAGTAAAGGCTGGACAAAAGTATATTCAAGAAGGAGAGAATACTATTCAGGTGGTAAGGAAAATAAGAGAGGCCGGAGATAATTTATTGGAAAGAATAAAAGAAGAGTCTGTTGATGTAACAGACGGGATGTTAAAAGACATAGCAACAATCTCTGCAAACAATGACAGCGAGATTGGTGAGATTATAGCTAAGGCTTACAAAGAAGTGGGGAGAGATGGTATAGTAACAGTTGAGAGATCTCAAACAGATGAGACCTATGCTGAGGTTACTAATGGTATAAAGGTAGATAGAGGATGGACATCACCAATGTTTATTAATGACCACAGAAAAGATGAGTGTATCTATGAGGATGTTAAAGTTTTAATATGTGATAGTGAGATAAATAATATATTACAAATTGAGAACGTTCTAAAACCAATTATTAATTCAGGAGAAAAATTACTTATCATTGGAGATTGCTCAGCTAATGTGATTAATACTTTAGCCGCTAACGTACAAAGAAACGGACTGAAGTTCTGTAGTATTACTCCTCCATCATTTGGGTATAAGACTCACGAGTTAATGCAAGACATTGCGTTTGCAGTAGGGGCTAAATACTTTTCAGAGAAAACAGGAGATGATTTATCTCTAATTAGAATGGAGGACTTGGGTCATGCGGATAAAATTATTGTAGGGAAAGATAATACTATAATTATAAAAAACGGTGAGATTACTCAAGAGACTATAGCAAGAGTAGACGAGCTAAGAGACCAACAAGAAAGACTAACAGCTAAACATGAGAAAGATTTTATCAATGAGAGAATCGCTTCTTTAGTTGGAGGAATAGGGTGTATACAGGTAGGAGCAACATCTGACATAGAGCAAAAAGAAAAATTTGACAGAGTCGATGACTCTGTCTGTGCAGTGCGTTCCGCACTACAGGAAGGAATAGTTCCAGGTGGAGGGTTGTTATTAAATTCTTTATCTCAAGAAATTACAGGAGAGACTACTGCAGATAAGATTCTTAAAGACACACTACAAGCTCCTTTACAACAAATATTAATAAATGCCGGATTAGATGTAGACAAAATCTATGAAAAGGAAATAGTGGAAGAAGGTAAGAAACATTATAAAACTTCAAACTTTGGTTATAATGTTGTAAGTGGAGAGTATGGAGATATGTTTAAAATGGGAGTTGTCGATCCAGCTAAGGTTACTATACAAGCCTTATCTAATGCTATTAGTGTAGCAACAACCATACTTACTACTAACGCTATAATTACTCACGCAAGAGTAGGTCAAGATGATTAAGTTTATATACTGGCTTTTAGGGAAAAGCGAAATAAATAATATAGAATCAAACATTAAACAATATGAAACCAATAGGGAAGTACATAGTAATAAAAAAAATTGAGGAAGAATTAAAGACTGAATCAGGATTATTGCTTTCGGCTCAAGATGCTTCGAGCTTTAGATATAAAAAAGCAGAAGTAATAAAAGAGGGAACTGATGTTAAAGTCATAAAAAACGGAGATGTAATTTACTATGATGGTGCGGCAGGACACCAAATGCTTATTAAGGATAATCCTTATACGGTTATTCAGGAGAGAGATGTCGTTGTTGTTTTGTAAACTGATTCATTTCTATAATCATATTCCGATAAACCTTATCCATATAAGATGCATCGTTTCTAAATAAGGGGTTAGTCTGTGGGCTTTCTCCTATTTCCTCACCATTTAACTTCTTATATAGTGTGTTAATCAAGCGTTTACCTTTATAGGATAGTTCATATAGGGTTGTTTCTTTACCTTTACGTTTACGCCAGATGTGTATCCACCCTTCTTTAAGTAGTCTATGGAACCTTGGTTCATCCCATGACATGCATTCTTCAAACTCTTTAAACTTACTTTTATTAAATATTTGTTCGCTATAGAGAAAAAATAGCATATCTATATCGGGAGTTCCGATCTTATACTTGGCTTTAGCCCAGTACCTTATCACCCTCCAATACTTCATGTAATCGTGTGAGGGTTGAACTCTATCGTAGTTCTTCCGTATTATATTTGGCATTAAATTAAATTTGTATCTTTGCAAGAACAAAAGTAATAAAAAAATAAACCATGTCTGATAAAAAGAAAACGAAAGTAGAAAAGAAACTTCACAAACTTAGAAAAAAAGATGCTCGTATTATGAAGCGTGCTCATAGAGTAGAAGGTAGGGCTGAAAATAAAATAGATAAAATTAAAGCTTCAAATCTAACAAAAGAAGAAAAAGAAAAAAAGATACAAGAAATTTATGATAAAACTAATCGTAAGTTAGATAGGGTTACACGAAAAACACCTAAGATAATGCAACAGATTAGAGACTTGTCTACACCTTTAGCTACGACTCCTAAATTTAAAATGAAACCTTAATTATGCCAGATCCTAAGAAAAAAGTAAGCGGACCTCAGTTAAGAAAGACAAAAAAGAAAACTACTGTTAAGTCAGTGGCTACTATTAAAAAAGAAAGAGAAGAAGCTAAAAGAAAAGAGGCGGATAGAATAGCTGCAAAAAAAATAGAAGCAGCTAAAAAAGAGCAAAAACAAAAAGAGTCAACCGCAACTTCTGAGGATAAGTGGGAGAGGAGTTATGATAAAGAAGACGAAAGGCAAACTAAAATATCTGATAAGTACAAGAAGAAATCATCTAAAATAAAAAAGAAGTCTGCGGAAAAAAGAGCAAGAATAAAAGATAGAGAAGAAAAAAAGACAGCTAAAAATAAAGAAAAAGTAAAAAATCTTAGAGATAAAAAGCAAGAAATTAATAATAATTCTAAATTAACTAAAGATCAAAAGGATAAAAAAATTGCGTCTTTAAACAAAAGAATAGAAAGATTAGAAAAAAAAGGCAAGAAAATAGTTACTCGAAGCAAAACAAAAACAGCTAAAAGCACCGATAGAGAAAAAAGAAGATTAAAAAGAGCTGGAACACGATACACCAAGCGAACTGACAGGAATGAAAAAAGAGCAGAGCGAGAACGAGACAGAGTTACAGGTAAAACTAAGATGAGTCGTAAAATTAGGAGTGCTACTAAAAAAGCTAATCGTAAAAAAAGAAGCCAAGCTGTTACAGGTATTAAACGATGGGATTCGACTTGGAACTAAATAAAAAAAATAACTATCTTTGTAAAATATTAAAAAATTAAAATTATGAAAAAGCAAGGTTACAACTCAAGACTTGATGAGTCTTTAGGAAACAAGCACAAAGGCAAACACTCTCAATCTTTAAAAGATAGAAGAGATGAGTCTAAAGCAATGTCTAAAAAAGACTACGGTCATGCATATGGTGGAGATCACAATATGTCTTACGAGTGCATCAACAACGTAAAGAAAAAGATCGGAGCCGCAATAAGAAAATAATTATGGCGAGTAAAGGAAGAACTAAAAAAGAAGCCTTTCCAGAAATAAAAGAATCTCGTCAGGGAGCTTTTACTAAGTGGGCTAAAGCTAACGGATTCAAAGATGCGTGTAGTGCAGCCTCTGCTGTTATGAAGAAGACTGATAAGTATTCTGAAAAGGTAGTAAAGATGGCTAACTACGCTAACAACTTTGGATGTAAAACTAAATAAGATGGGTAAACTATTAATATGGTTAGGAGAGTCAATCTCTAATCTGTGGTGTAAACTACAATGTAAATGGAATTGGATGATTTCTAAAATAATGTTTAATGTAGAAAGCTGTCCTAATAAACTTTGTACTTGTAATAAATGAAAAGAACTAAGTTAAGTGAATTAAAATCCAAAGGTTTGGGTGATACTATTGAAAAGTTTACTAAAGCTACAGGTATTAAAAAAGTAGTAGACACAGTAGCAAAAGCAGCAGGTAAGGATTGTGGATGCGGAAAAAGAAAAGATGCTTTAAACCGAGTATTCCCTTACGATAAATAAAAATAAAAAGAAATGGCATATCAAAAATTACAAAGTAGAGAAGCATTAAAAGTTATACCAAACAACCAAGTTCGTATACCTGATCCTTCATCAATAATTGTTTTAGACACAGCTACAGGTGCAACTGTAGGTGTAGCAAGTATTTCAAGCACAACACTAACAGATGTAGGTACTTCGTTTTTATCAGCAGGTATTCAGCCTGGATCTATCGTTTATAATACTACTGCTAACTTAGCATATACTGTAGTTTCTGTAGATAGTGACACACAGCTTACGATTACAGGAGCTGTGGCAGGGGGAGCTACTGATACTTATTCAATATATACTCGGCCTACCATAGGCTGTACTTTATTTGTAGGCACAGCAGGAGATATTAATGTTAGAATGGCTCAACAAAATGGAAACACTACAGCAGCAGCAGCACCTGCTAATCAAACAGTGCTTTATAAAAATATAGCTAACGGATCATTTTTACCTATTCAAGTAGTACAAGTTGCAGTAACCTCTACGGATGCTACTAACATTGTAGCAATGTGGTAATATGGGATTAGGAGTTGGCAACGGAAACGCAAATAAATGGACAGCGGTAAAAGGAGCTACTGGACCTGCTTACAGCTGTAAGACAACTTACTCTATAGAATTTGACGGATTAACAGAAAACGGATCAACCGTAGGTAAAAACGTTCCTTTGTTAGGAGCGGGTGGTACGGGTAATTTTTGTGTTTCATTTTGGTTCAAAACTTCAGATATTACAGGAGGTGGTACTAATCAACGTATATTTACCACTGGAGGTTCTGCTTATAATTGGAGTATATATTTAAGAGGATCCGATGGTAAAATAGTAATAGCAGGAACGCCTTGGGGATCAGACGCTTGTAATTTTGTATTTTCTAATAGCACATGGTTCCATGTTGCTTATTCTGCTACTCGTAATGGATTTGGAAGATGGGTTGTTAATGGTGCTCAGTCTGATGTAAAAAACATTGCCGCTTCTGCAGCCGATGCTTTTACAAATACAGGAACAAGCTATTTAGCATCTAACGCTTCAGGAGCTCAAGACTATGAAGGAAACTTAACAGAGATAGCTTTTTGGAATACAACCCTAAATGATTCTCAACTAACTGAGTTATATACTAATACAGCGGGTAAATGTTATGCAAGTGACTTTTCTTTTTCAAGTGATTTAGCTCACTACTATCCATGTTTTAATACTTCGGGAGCCTTTACAAATCCATTACCAGACACTGTAGGAGGGGAGGATTATACTTTAGTAAATATGGATGCTTCTAATGTTTCAACTGATACACCTTTATAATTATGCCGAGAGATTTATACTACGCAAGAATACCTTATGATAATGCCAAAGCAATTAACTGGGACGAAGTAATGGAGAATAGTTGGGATACAGCCAGATGGGATACGGAGCAAACTGAAGTTCTGGTTCATTGGGTTGGTGAGACCCCTACTTCGATATCAAAAATTTTAGGTGCAATAGAAAGCGAACCTCAAACTCATACCCAAGAATATGATTATATTAAAAAAAGTGAGGAAGGAAAATCAAAGTGGGAAGAGAGACCAGTAGCCCCTCCTAAACCAAAGGAGAAAAAGAAATAAATTTTATTATCTTTGCATTTATGAAGTGGATACAAACACATACCAGTATAGGGGATTTTAAATACATTCAAACCTCTACGTATAATATAAAAAAATGAACACAGAAATGAAAGACACAGTAGAAGTAGTAGCTGCCAATGGGGGAGCTTTAGGTTTAACATTAATGCAGGCTAACGAAATACTTCAATTTGTTTCTCTTTCGCTTGCTATTGCCTTTACAATTTATAAGTTTATAAAGAAAAAAAAATAATCATGAAATATTTTACCCACAGTGAGTTTGATTCTCCAGGCGAACCAGGTTCAGGGAAAAATATGAGACATGAGTTTTTAGAAATGTTAGACTTTGCCAGAGAAGAAGCGGGCATACCTTTCAAGATAACATCAGGATTCAGAACAAACGCTTACAATAAAGACTTAATAGATAGAGGATATCAAGCATCAAAGAATAGTTCACACTTAAAAGGATGTGCAGCTGATATTGCGTGTGGTAATTCAGAAAAGAGATCTATAATGGTTAGAGCTTTAGTTAATGTCGGGTTCACTCGTTTGGGTATTTCAAAGACCTTCATACATGTGGACAACGATCCTGATAAGTCTGACGCAATCTGGTTATACGCATAATGGCTGAGAAGAGTAAAATGAAATGTAACCGAGTCGTAGCTTCTGACCGACCAGGTAAGAAGAAGATGGTTAAGGCGTGTGAGGGTGGTAAAGAAAAGTTAATTCACTTCGGGGCTAAAGGTTATGGTCATAACTATTCTGCTGCTGCAAGAAAGTCTTTTAAAGCACGACATAAATGCGGTACAGCTAAGTCTAAGTTAACAGCACGTTATTGGTCGTGCAAACATTTATGGGCAGGTAAAGGTGGTTCAACTAAATCGAGCCCTAAAAATAGAAGAGGAAAATACTAATGAAAGAAATTTTAGAATTAATAGAGGGTTACGGGTTACCATTAATATTATTATTGGGAGCTTTATATGCTTTATATCGTTTTTTAGTTTTTAGTTTATACGAAGTGAAGAATCAATTTTCACGTCATCATGAAAGAGCGGCTGATAATATGACCGAAATAAAAAAGAAAATAGATATTATATTAGAATATATTAGAAAACAATAAGATTATGCCAGAAAACAAACCTAAAACAAATGCTATAAATCTCAAAGACATGAGTCCTCAGGAGAAGCAAGAATTATTTGCTAAATGGAAAAGACAAAGAGAACAACATAAGGCAACTCGAGGAAATAATAAAACTAATAAAACTCAACGTACTAACGTAAAAGAAAATAAGAGAACTAAGAAAGAACAGGATGCCATAGCGTATTGGAAAGCTAATCCCAATAAAAAACATTCTATGAAATACGGTGTTAATCCTAACAATCCTAATAAAGAATTTATAGAAAAAACTGCTTACGATGGTTCTGGATTTGGTGAAAATGATAAGATTAGTAAAGCGTTTACTATAGGGGCCGGCACTCTATTAACAGGTGGTGTCACCAATGCCCTTAACATTAGAGGGCTAAATACAGCTGCTAAAACAATTAAGTATGGGTCAAAAGGATCAAAAATTGGAGATATATAATGAGTATTTGGACTAAAATATTTGGTAAAGGAGCGTTAGATGTAGCTGGGAAGGTTGCAGGAATTGCTGATAGGTTTATTCAAACAAAAGAAGAAAAGGCAGCTTTTGAAATGGAGATGCAAAAGATCTTTATAGAAGCAGAGGCAGAGATTCAAAAGAATGTAACCGAAAGATGGAGAAGCGATATGACCAGCGATTCCTGGTTAAGTAAAAATGTTAGACCTATGGTTTTAATATTTTTAGTTGTATGCACTGTCTTAATGATATTTATAGACGCAGGGTCTCTTAACTTTAAGGTAGAGGAAAAATGGACCGATCTATTACAGTTAGTATTAATAACAGTTATTGGGGCTTACTTTGGAGGAAGGTCATTTGAGAAAATTAAAAAATAAAGTCTAAAAACTTTTCTTATCTTTGTAAAAAATTAATTACAATCTAAATTTATTAAAATGAAAAAAATTGAAGAAAAAGAATTAACAGATTTACAAGAGTTGCATGCTGAATTTAATAAGCTAAAAACTCAACTTGGAGATTTATCTTTACAGAAACATGGAATATGTTTAAGAGTAGAAGAATTAAAAGCTGATTTTCAAAAGCATGAACAAGCTTTAGTTGACAAGTACGGTATAAACTCTGTTATTAATTTAGAAACAGGAGAAATAAAAGAAAAAGAAGAACAAAAAGAAGCTAATGGCTAAGATTGAAAACACTACCGTATATCCTACTATAATACCTACAGTAAATGATTATGTAATATTAACAGATGTTAGTGATAACAATGCAACTAAAACTGCTAAGGTATCACAGTTTCAAGAATCTTTTGGAGTCAGCACGTTGGAAGTAACTATAGACAAGTATGTTATTACAGGATTATTTTCTAATCCTAAAGTATTGTTAACTTGTAATGCGGGAGAATATATTCAACCTATTTGTTCTCTTATAAAATATGTATATCAAGATATAGCTTATACATTTTCTGCTCAATTAGAATTAAGACTGGGGCCTACAACAAATAATGCTATACACACTTGGCCTGCTTCAGCTTTATTTAATGGAATACAAAATGTAGTAGCCTGGTCAAACCCTACTGCTTCTTCTTATGAATATGGTAATGCAGCAGGAGGAGACTCATTAACATTAGCTGCTACAGCTCTGAACCCTGTAGGGGACGGAGGAACAATGACGATTAATGTACAATATAGAATTGTAAAATTTTAAGATATGGCTAAGATTGAAAACACTACAGTATACCCTACGGTCACACCAGCAATGGAGGACTTACTTATTGCTACTGATGTTAGTAATGACAATGAAACAGTTACATTTTTAGTAAGTGATTTAATAGGTGGTACAGGTGTTCTTCAAGGACTACAGTCGGTTTTAGATGTTGGCAATACAGCTACTCAAAATATAAACTTAACAGGTGTAGGGCCAGGAGGAGGTATAACGGTTATTGGAACAGTTTATCCTACTACAATTACAGCAAGTGGAACAACAGGTCTGGCAGGACAAATACTATCTTCTACAGGAACAGGCATACAGTGGATTAACAGTCCTACTTTAACTTGTTGTGGATGGGAAGACACGTTGATAATAGACTCATTATCATCTGTAAATGCAATAATGGATGCTGCTACTATGACTTTCCAAAACGCAGGTGCTGGAATAATTATAACAACACCAGGGACATTAAGTAACAGTGGTATTTCTACCTTTACTGGAGAAGTTCAAATTAACGGAACAGATTTAAACTTTAATGCTACAGGACAAATAAATGATAGTGCAGGTAGTACCGGAGCGGTGGGACAATGGTTAACAGCTACAGCAACAGGAGTAGAATGGAGTAGCACCCTACCTCCGGCATCTTGTTGTGACCTTCAGAGCACTTTAAATATTGGGTCTACATCCTTTAATCAAGGAATGAGCTTTACAGGCACAAGTAGTATTACAATGGCTGCAGGAGTAAGTATAGGGTCATCAGGAAACAATGTTTTCAGTGGAACTAATACTTTCTCAGGAACATTAGATGTAGATGCGTGTTTAGAAGATTCACTTGGTTCCTGTGGTGTTGCAGGCCAAGTATTAATATCTACAGGTACTGCAGTTCAATGGTCAAACGGGGCAGGTCTTGGTGCTCAAAATTTACAGGGAGTTTTAGATACAGCACCTTTTGGAGCCACAGGAGCAAATGCTAATGTGGTAATTTCAGGAACATTAAATGCAGGGACTATTACTGATAACTCAGGAAGTACAGGGGCAGTAGGTCAGTATTTAGCTATAAGTGGTGCAGGTTTAACTTGGACTACTTTAGCTCCAGGTGGAGTTACTTCTGTAGCCGCTGGTGCTTCAGCTATATCTACAGGTGCCGCACTAACTATTACCCCTACCACTGGTGCGGTAATAGTAACGCCAAACTATTTTGCAGGATCCAATAATGTAGGACATGTTCCTGATTCAACAGCAGTAGATCAAGTTACAAACTTTCTACGAGCAGATGGATCGTGGGCAGTACCAGCAGGTGGTGGTGGTGGTGTAACTGATTTAAGTATAGGAACGGTAGCCGCCTCAACAGGACTACCAATCACAATTGCTCCAGCCTCTCCAGCAACAGGATCAGTAACTATTACTCAAACAAGATATACAGGAGGAACTAATGAGGGGTGTGTACCAAGAGGATCATTAAATGATGCTACTAAATATTTAGATGGATCAGGAAACTGGACAGTTCCAGCAGGGGGAAGTGTTACTGCTCCAGAGGAAGTAGTTAGAGTTCCTTTCTTTAATCAAAAATGGGAGCCTGGTACCACAGGGCCATCCGATTACTATACTTTTGATGGATTAGCCCAGGGGCCAAGTAATTTACAATATTTAGGAAACAATAGTATAGGTACAACGCTTCCATCGTCAGCACTTCTGACTCCAGAAGATTATCTCGCAGGTATTGTATGGGGATATCCCCACGCAGGAGGGTGTACATTATATGGTGATTCTTGGGCGGTATGTTCTGTAAAATTTCAACTTATAAGTGATACTAATACTACTTTTGTTTTTAATCTTTGGAAAGGACCTCTATGTCCTGCAGACCCAGAAGTAACAGGTCTTACATTGTTAGCAACTTGCGAATTTCCAGAAGCAGAACCAAACTTAATTCTGTGTTGTGAGGCAACTATAGCCGCAGCCCCTGCAAATAAAATCGGTCATGATGAAGCAATTTTTATGACTCTAAATAACGGGGGAGCGGGAGGTGCCGCTGTAACCTTTCAAGGAAATGCGTTTATAAACTTACAAAAAGACACTCCTTAATCAAATTAATTAAAATAAAATGAAATGGACATTAGAAAAATATCAATCGGCTCAGACTATAAGTCTGGAGCTATGCACTACATAGTCGGCCAAGAAGTATTAGGAGGGTCGCATACAATACATCTTATTCAAGGAGCTGAATCTTCTTATAAAATTTGGATACAAAAAAAAGACGAAGTTTATCTATGGAAAGAGTTTCTTAGCACACTACCTATATCTGTAGAATTTAACATTAATTTTTAATGCGTTCTCCATATAACTTTATTGTTACTCCTTTAAAAAATAAAAGGTATGACAACATTAAAGACATAGGGGATGTCGAGTTTATTACAAGCGTTTCTAAAGAAGATCATAAAACATCTAATAGGTTTGCTAAAGTAGTTGCTTTACCTATCCATTATAATGGGCCTATCAAAGAAGGGGACACTTTATTAGTACACCATAATGTATTTAAATTATATTATGATATGCAAGGAGTAGAAAAAAGTGGTAGAAGTTTTTTAAAAGATAATTTATTTTTAATAGATAATGAGCAGTTTTTTTTATATAAACAAAATAAAAAATGGAAGGCTCATGGTAAGTATTGTTTTATAAAACCTGTATCGTTAGAAGACTCTTATATTTTTAAAGGAGGGAATGAAGAGCCTTTAGTAGGAATAGTAAAATACATTAATAAAGAACTCGAGCTATTAGGAATACAAGAAGGAGATAAAATCTCTTTTACTCCTGATAGTGAATACGAGTTTAATATCGAGGGAGAAAAACTCTATAGAATGTTTACTAATAATATAACAATGGTATTATGATATATACTCATGATAACTTTATAGATAAAGATTTATTTAACATAGCTTGCAACTATTTAAAAAAAGGAGAGTTTATTAAACATACTGTAGGAGAAAAAAATTTTTATGTACAAGAATCTCCTTCTACTTTTGATGAATATGTTTTAAATAAATTAGCACGTACAGAAGGAAGACCATTAGAAAATATATTAAGTTTTTTTAGAGTATCAACTGATAAATTAGATAATACTTGGAGAATTCATTCTGATTTAAATATAAATGGTAAACGTCCTGATAGAGCTGCTGTTTTATATATGTCTCCTCGAGAAAGAGAAGATTTACATGGCACTGCGTTTTGGGAGCATGCTATTTATGGTAAAGATTTACCTTCAGATATTACTGATAAAAAGTATGATGAATTAATAAGGGTAGATTCTGAAAACTTAGATATGTGGAGATTGGTTTCAGTTTCAGGTTATGAGCAAAACAGAATCATTTCTTATCCTGCTAATTATTTTCATAGTAAATATCCTAATAAATCTTGGAAAGAAGGAAGGGAAGTATATGTTATATTTTATAAATTTAAAAAAAATTAAATCATGGGAGTACAAAAAAACATTGGAATACTAAAAGCTAAAGTAGAAATTTTAACAGACAATCTTCAGAAATTAATTATAGAAGAGAAACAAACTCGAGATATGGTCTTAGGTGCGTTGCAAATTTTAAAAGAAATGCCAGGACATGAAAAAGCGTTGAAAAAATTACAAGAAAAATTTAAAGAAGAAAATGGACATAAGGGAGCTTAAGGCAAATATAATACAAGCTGGTGAGAAAGCAGTCAAGCAACTTATTAAGGTTGCAAAAGAAGATATTATAAAATTTGATAAAGATGATGAGTTGGCGGCAGACAGATTAAAAAATGCGGCAGCTACTAAAAAGCTGTGTATTATGGATGCGTTTGAAATATTAAAACGTATAGAAGAAGAAAGAGCTTTATTAGATGGGAATGTAACAGAAAAGAAAACTAATACTCCTAAAGGATTTGCGGAATCAAGATCAAAATAATTTACATAAAGAAATAAAAAACTTTATACCTAAGTCTGTTATTACTAATAAAAACAGGGCTAAAACTTGGCTATATGGATATAACGAAAAATATGATATAGTAGTAATTTCTCGTAATGGAACATTAGGTAAAGTAATAGATATTAATGGATTAAAAATAGGATTACCTAAAGAACCTAAAAAAGTTTATTCCAGATCTAAACAAAAGGAAGAACAATATTGGGAGCCTACTTTAATTTCAAGACAGTTAAGTAGAATTAAATCTATATTTCAGTGGCATGAAACTCCTGATGCTTTTAAATCACAATGGGTAGATTACATAGAAGAAGAATTTAATAGAAGAGAAGAGGGTTACTGGTTTATGAATAATGGCACTCCTACTTATATAACAGGAACTCATTATATGTATTTACAGTGGACCAAAATAGATGTAGGTAATCCTGACTTTAGAGAAGCTAATAGAATCTTTTATATATTTTGGGAGGCTTGCAAGGCAGATAAAAGAAGTTTTGGAATGTGTTATCTAAAAATTAGACGTTCAGGATTCTCTTTTATGAGTTCATGTGAAGGTGTTAATCAAGCAACTATAACTAAAGATGCTCGTATTGGAATACTTTCTAAAACAGGTTCGGATGCTAAAAAAATGTTTACTGATAAGGTTGTTCCAATATCCAATAACTACCCTTTCTTTTTCAAGCCCATACAAGATGGTATGGATAAACCTAAAACTGAATTAGCTTATAGAGTGCCTGCATCTAAGATTACAAAAAAGAATATGCATACTTTAGCGGATGAAGAGTTAGAAGGTTTAGATACAACTATTGACTGGAAGAATACGGGTGACAATAGTTATGATGGAGAAAAGCTACAACTTCTTTTACATGATGAAAGCGGTAAGTGGGAAAAGCCTGATAACATATTGAATAACTGGCGAGTAACTAAAACCTGTTTGCGATTAGGTAGTAAGGTAATAGGTAAGTGTATGATGGGATCTACATCTAATGCTTTAGATAAGGGAGGTAGTAATTTTAAATCTCTTTATGAAGATTCTATACCCAGCAAAAGAAATGCGAATGGACAAACTAAATCAGGTTTATATTGTTTGTTTATACCTATGGAGTGGAACTTTGAAGGTTATATAGATAGATATGGAATGCCTGTATTTAAAACTCCTATCAAACCAGTTGTAGGTATAGATGGAGAAGACATTAAAGTGGGGGCTATAAATTATTGGGAAAATGAAGTAGACTCTTTATCTCATGATCCTGATGCGTTAAATGAATTTTATCGTCAATTTCCAAGAAGTGAATCGCATGCGTTTAGAGATGAGAGTAAACAATCTATATTTAACTTAACTAAGATTTATCAACAAATTGATTATAATGATTCTCTGATAATGGATCATCATTTGACACGAGGATCATTTTCCTGGGAAAACGGAATAAAAGATTCTAAAGTAATTTGGAGTCCTAATAATAGGGGTAGGTTTTTAGTTAGTTGGACTCCTCCTAAACATTTACAAAATAAGATTGTGATAGAGCGAGGAATAAAAAAACCTGGCAACGAACACATCGGTTCATTTGGATGTGACTCTTATGATATATCTGGAGTAGTAGTGGGTAAAGGCTCTAATGGAGCCCTGCATGGTATGACGAAGTTTAGTATGGAAGAAGCTCCAAGTAACGAGTTTTTTTTAGAATATATAGCAAGACCTCAAACTGCGGAGATATTTTTTGAAGAAGTTCTAATGGCCTGTGTATTTTATGGGATGCCTATACTTTGTGAAAATAATAAGCCTCGTTTATTATATCATTTTAAAAATAGAGGATATAGAGGTTTCTCCTTAAACAGACCAGATAAAACTTATAATAAATTATCTAAAACAGAAAGGGAGTTAGGGGGTATTCCTAATACATCTGAAGACGTAAAACAGTCTCACGCTTCCGCAATAGAATCTTATATTGAGAAGCATGTAGGTATAGATTTTAATGGTGATTATAGGGATGCAGGAGATATGGGTGTTATGCATTTTGGTAGAACGTTAGAGGATTGGGCTAAGTTTGATATTAGTAATAGAACAAAGTTTGATGCTGCTATTAGTTCTGGATTAGCTATTATGGCTAACCAAAAACACTTATACACACCATCTAAACAAAAATCAAAAATAAGTATTAACTTTGCAAGATATAATAATACCAGCAATAAAAGTCAAATAATTAGATGAAAGACGTAAAGATACAGGTAAACTCTGCTGCGTTCCCAGATCAATTTGCCACCGATAGACAAAAAGCTTCAGATGAATTCGGTTTACAAGTTGGTCAGGCAATTCAATATGAGTGGTTCAGAAAAGATGGAATGAGGTGTAGGTTCTATAATCAATGGGGAGAATTCCATAGATTAAGATTGTATGCTCGAGGAGAACAATCCATAGGTAAATATAAAAATGAATTAGCAATAGATGGGGATTTATCATATCTAAATTTAGATTGGACTCCAGTTCCTGTTATCCCTAAATTTGTAGACATTGTAGTTAACGGAATGTCGGACAGGTTATTTAAAGTAAACTGTATTGCTATGGATGCATTGTCAGCCGAAAAAAGAAATACATTTCAAGATACAGTAGAAAGAAATGTAGTATCCGCTGATATATACAGGCAAGTTGAAAAAGAATTTGGAGTTCAAATGTTTGAAGTAGACCCGGAGACATTACCTGAGACTGATGCGGAGATGGAGTTGTATATGCAATTAAACTATAAACCTGCCATTGAAATCGCAAATGAAACTGCTATTAACACAATGTTAGAAGAAAGTCATTATGTAGACACTCGTAAAAGGGTTGATTATGATATTGCCACTTTAGGTGTTGGAATGTGCAAGCATATGTTTCAATTAGGAGATGGTATAAGAGTAGAGTATGTAGACCCTGCTAATGTAGTTTATAGTTATACTGAAGATCCTTATTTTAAAGATTGTTTCTATTGGGGTGAGATTAAAACTTTACCTATAGCTGAATTAGTAAAGATAGATCCTAAGATTACCAACGAACAAATGGAAGAAATTTCTAAATACAGTCAGTCTTGGTATGATTACTATAATGTAGCACAGATGTATGAGAACAGTATGTTTTCAAGAGACACCTGTACTTTATTATATTTTAATTATAAAACCACCAACAGTTTTGTTTATAAGAAAAAACAAACTGCCGAAGGAACATTTAAGACAGTAGAAAAAGATGATGAGTTTAATCCTCCACAGGAAATGATGGATGAGGGGAACTTTGAAAAAGTAGAAAAAAGAATTGATGTGTGGTATGAAGGTGTAATGGTAATGGGGACTAATATTATTCTGAAATGGGAGATGATGGAAAATATGGTTAGACCTAATTCGGCTAATCAATATGCTTACCCTAACTATGTTGCTTGTGCTCCAAGAATGTATAAAGGAGTATTAGAATCTTTAGTAAGAAGAATGATTCCTTTTGCCGATTTAATTCAATTAACACATTTAAAAATTCAACAAGTAGTTTCTAAAGTGGTTCCTGATGGAGTATTTATTGATGCGGATGGATTGAGTGAGGTTGATTTAGGAACAGGAGCTGCATATAATCCTGAAGATGCTTTACGATTATATTTCCAAACTGGTAGTGTGGTGGGGAGGTCTTACACCCAAGATGGAGAATTTAATAATGCCAGACAGCCTATTAGTCAGTTAACATCCAGTAGTGGTCAAAGCAAAATGCAAATGTTAATTGGAAACTATAATCATTATTTAAACATGATAAGGCAGGTGACAGGATTAAATGAAGCCCGAGATGCTTCTACTCCAGATCCTAATTCTTTAGTTGGTGTTCAAAAATTAGCAGCATTAAATTCTAATGTAGCAACTCGACATATATTAAAAGCAAGTTTATATATAACTCAAAGATTAGCTGAATGCTTATCTATTAGAACCGCAGATGTATTACAGTATTCAGATTTCCGAGATGAATTTGCAATGCAAATTGGTAAATATAATTTAGGTATATTAGAAGAAATATCAAATCTGTATTTATATGACTTTGGTATATTTATAGAAATGACTCCTGATGAGGAAGAAAAGGCTCAGCTGGAACAAAATATACAGATGGCTTTACAAAGTGGTGGTATTGATTTAGAAGATGCTATTGATATTAGAACTATTAATAATTTAAAATTAGCTAATCAATTACTTAAAGTAAAACGTAAACAAACAGAAAAGCTAAAGCAACAACAAGCTCAACAAGCTCAAGCGATGCAGGGTCAACAGCAGCAGCAGTTGCAGCAAATGAAGGCACAGGCTGACATGCAAAAGTCCCAACAAGAAATGCAGTCTAAAATTCAAATTAAACAAGCTGAGATTGCTTTTGAAATAGAAAAACAAAAAAACGAGGCAGAATTAAAGCGTAGACTGATGGATGTGGAGTTTAATTACAATATGCAAATAAAGGGTATGGAGCAGAAACAGATAGATACTCGTGAACAAAAGAAAGAAGAAGGTAAGTCTCAGCGAATTGCGGAAGCAAATTCTCAACAGTCTAAATTAATTCAACAAAGAAAAAATAATTTACCGCCTGTAAGTTTTGAATCTAATGAAGATAGTTTAGATGGATTTGATTTAGCAGAATTTAATCCACGATAATTTGCTTAAAAATATAATAAAATTAGTATTAACTTTGTAACCTAAATTAAATTAAATAAAATGGAAGAAAATAAATTTGTCGTAAAAGACGTAAGCGGTGTTGAAAAATCCAAAGTAGAAATAGAAGAAAAATTACTTAAAGAGCATGAAGAAAAATTTGAAGCTCCAGAAAGTAAACCTAACGTGGAACGAGTGGATACAAGCACTGCGAGTACCGACACCAATTCGAAACAAGAAGAAGTACAACAGGAAGGAGAAACACAAAAAGAAACTACCGCATCAGAGTTAAATGATGCAGACGTTCTTTCTTATATTAAAAATAGATACGATAAAGACATTGAATCGGTAGATCAGTTGTTTGATGCTAAGGAATCAAATGAAGAATTACCAGAAGATGTTGCAGCGTATTTTAAATACAAAAAGGAAACTGGACGTGGAATCAGAGATTTTGTTGAATTACAAAAAAACTTTGATGAAATGGACGGAGACCAAGTGCTAAAGGCTTACTATTCTAAAACTGAAGAAGGTTTAGATATAGAGGATATTGAAGATATCATGGAAGATAAATTTTCGTATGATGAAGATTTAGATGACGCTAAAGATATTAAGAAAAAGCAATTAGCTAAAAAAAGAGAACTTGTAAAAGCTAAAAAGTTTTTAAATGAACAAAAAGATAAATATAAAGCTCCTCTTGAGTCAAGTGGGGGTGGATTATCTAAAGAGTCCATGGAAGAATTTGATAGCTATAAAAGTTATGTAGAGGAATCTAACAATGCTAAAGAAGCACAGAAGAAAAGGTACGACTATTTTCTTAATAAAACCAATGAGGTTTTTAACGATGAGTTCAAAGGTTTTGAGTTCAAAATCGGAGAGAAAAGTTTTACATTTAAACCTGGAGATAGAGAGGAGTTAAAAAGTAAACAATCTAATGTAAACACCTTTGTTGAGAAATATATGGACAAAGAAAGTGGATTGATGAACGACCCTCAAGGATATCACAAAGCTATAGCAGTTGCCATGAATCTTGACAAGTTTGCTGAATTCTTTTATAATCAAGGAATGACCGAAGCTGTAGATAATGTTTCTAAAAAATCAAAAAACATTAATATGGAAATGAGGAACACTCCACAAAGTTTCAGTAAAGATGGACTTAAGATTAGAAGTATGGGTGACCAAAGCAGTGGAAGAGGACTCAAAATTAGAAGTATAAAAAAATTATAAACTAAAAAAATTAAAAAATTATGTCAGTATTAGCAACACCAGGCTTTGACTTGCAGCCAAGTGCACAGCAAGTAGCAGTAGCCTCAAATTACATTACTAACTTTGATTTTCTTAATCAGTATCTTCCAGATACATATGAGAAAGAATTTGAAAGATATGGTAATAGAACAGTAGCATCATTCTTAAGAATGGTTGGTGCTGAAATGCCTTCTAACTCAGACCTTATAAAATGGGCTGAACAAGGAAGGTTACACACTAAATATACAGCGTGTACGTCTGCAGCAGCAGCAGCAGCGACAACAGCGGTATGGACTATTCCTGGAGCTCAAGTTACTCCTGCATCTCCACCAGCTTCATCTGCACCAACAGGTGGTTTTGTGGCAATCAGAGTAGGTCAAACTCTAATGATCTCTGATGAGACAGCAGGTTCAACTTTAAGTAATAAAGCGATTGTAACAAATGTTAATTCAGGAGCTAACACAGTAACTGTAGCTTATTATGATGCAGGTGGTCAGACAATGGCGGCAGGTGTAAACTGTAGTATATTTATTTATGGATCTGAATTCAGAAAAGGAACTGCTGGAATGCAAGGTTCTTTAGAAGCTCAAGACTTTATCTTTGACAACAATCCAATTATCATTAAGGACACTTACGAAGTAAATGGTTCGGACATGGCTCAAATTGGTTGGGTTGAGATTTCAACTGAAAACGGTGGTTCAGGCTACCTTTGGTATATGAAGTCAGAGCACGAAACAAGACTTCGTTTTGAAGACTATCTTGAAACTGCAATGGTTGAAGCAATGCCTGCTGATGTAGCTGGTGCTGGTTCTGGTGCAGCTACAGCTGGATTCGAAGGTTCTCAAGGAGTATTCTACGTAGTTAATAACCGAGGAAATGTATGGAGTGGTGGTAACCCAGTTGCTCTTGCAGGTTTCGATGCAGTAATCCAAAGATTAGATAAGCAAGGTTCTATTGAAGAAAATGTTATTTTCGTAAATAGAGATTTCTCATTTGATATTGACGATATGTTAGCAGCACAAAACTCTTACGGAGCTGGTGGTACTTCATATGGTTTATTTGATAATGATGAGGAAATGGCTTTAAACTTAGGCTTTACAGGTTTCCGTAGAGGTTATGATTTCTACAAGTCAGACTGGAAATACTTAAACGATCCTACAATGAGAGGTGGTTTAACAGGTGGTAAAATCAATGGACTTATGGTTCCAGCTGGTTCTACAACTGTATATGACCAAATCTTAGGTAAGAACGCTAAGCGTCCATTCTTACACGTTAGATACAGAGCTTCAGAAACTGAAGACAGACGTTACAAAACTTGGATCACTGGTTCAGCTGGTGGAGCAAGAACGTCTGATGTAGACAAGATGCAAGTTAACTTCTTATCTGAAAGAGCTTGTTGTACTTTAGGTGCAAACAACTTCTTCTTATTCCAAGATTAATAAGTATCATTAATTTAGGGGAGGATTAACCTCCTCCCCTTTTTTTTAACTTTAATTAAATTATATAAAATGAAAAAACAAAACAAAGCTGTTGCTAAACAGTACCGATTAAAAAGAGAGATAGCTCCTTTATGTTTTATGCTATCTTCTCACCACAACAAAAGAACCCCATTACTTTATTTTGATGAAGACAAAGGTGTAAACCGAGCTTTGCGTTATGCAAGAAATCAAAAAAGTCCTTTTGAAGATGAACAAGATGGAAATGCAATTATGGAACCTATTGTTTTTGAAGATGGATTCTTATCAGTAGATAGGGGTAACCAGGTGCTTCAAGAATTTTTATATTACCATCCACAAAATGGTCATGTGTTTGAGGAGATTAATAAAGCACAAGATGCTGCTGAAGAATTAGAAATAGAAGAAATAATTTTAGATGCTCAAATATTAGCAAAAGAATTAGACCTTTCTACTCTTGAGAGTTTATCCAGAGTTTTATTTGGAGCACAAGCAGATAAAAGAAGTACAGCAGAACTGCGAAGAGACATGTTAGTGTTTTCTCGTAATAACCCCGCTGATTTTATTGATATGTTAAATGACCCTTCACTTCAAGTGTATGATGATGTTGCTCAATTTTTTGGATCTCACTTGTTAATAGTTAAAAACAAAAATAGAGATGTGTACTTTAACTTAGCTACTAATAAAACTAAAATGTTAACTGTTCCTTTTGGAGAAGACCATAGAGATATTGTGTCTTCTTATATGCAAACTGATGAAGGAGTAGAAACATATAAGCTTTTAAATAAAATGCTAAAAGGAGGTACTAAGAAACCTTCTAAAAAGAAAGTCCAAAAGATTGAAGAGTAATAAAGAGAGCACCTTAAATAGGTGCTTTTTTTTTATCTATCTTTGCACTTTATTAACCCATTAAAATTATTAATTATGGACAAATTTTTAGACACTCCTGTAACGGGAGAAACGGACATGCTTGTAAGCTGTTCAGATGTGATTGCTGTAACTATTGGAGATCCAGCAGGAGCAAACGCAACAACCAAAACCACTATTACTTACAATAGTGCTAACACAGTAACGATGACTCATGCTACGGTATCTACTGCTTTAGAAATGAGAGATTCAATACAAAACGCTATGGAAGAAGCTTTAAAAACTTCTTGGACGGATGTTGCATTTGCATACGTACCAGCTAAAGCGGTTAGTGCAATAGCAGTAGCCTAAGTAAGATGTATAGATATATTAATTTACCCGTACAAATGTATGCAAGTTCTACAGCAGGAAATGCAGCTCCTGTAGATTTTGGTACAACTGATGCGGCAACTGAAGGAAAGCTAACGGATAGTAGTGAGACATTTATAACTGCAGGAGTAGCTGTTGGAGATTATGCTGTTATTACTACAGGTATTGCTGGGTATCCAGTAAGAACTTGGTCAAAAATAACAGCAGTAGATAGTGAAACTGTATTAAGTATTAGTGGTGCTGGAAATCCTGCTACAGGTACAGCAGGTTTATCTGCTTCAGGTACAGCTTATAATATTATAGCAGCGGCTAATCTTTCTAAATGCGTTTTAGCAGGAGCTAAGTTTACAGAAGATGTGCAGGCGGGAGACGTAGTGTGTAATACAACTACTAATCTTAACTACACTGTAGCTTCGGTAACTAACGATACTACTCTTATTTTATCAGGAGAGAATTTTGGAATCCTAAAATCAGATGGCTTTTTTATCTTGAGTGATAGAGGTTCTCAAGGGGCTACAAAAGTAAGATTAGATAATGCTACTGAAATTAGAGGTAATGCTTCTGATGGAGAGGTTACTATTCATTACAAAAAAGTAGGATCTACCAATGATAAGTTAGCTATTAGCATGGGAGACACTGTAACGGATGATGCTTACTTTATTAAGTTTAAAGAAGTAGCGTTAGAAGTTATGAAGTCTAAATGGACTACTAATTCTGAAACGATGCCTTTAATAGTATCAAGCGGTACTCAAGGTATTCAGTGGGCAGGTACTTTTACTTGGTCATAGAGTATTAATTTACATTTTAAAAGAGAGGTTTACAAAAAAAGTAGACCTCTTTTTTTTTCTTATCTTTGTAAAAATCTTTATAAAGAATGGCGGCATCGATAAACGAAGTTAGAAATACAGTATTAGCAATAGCTAATAAAAATAATTACGGATATATTACTCCTCAAGATTTTAATCTTTACGCTCAACAAGCACAGTTGGATATGTTTGAGGATTATTTTTATTCTTATAATAATTGGATAAATAGAGAAAACAACCGATCTGCGGGAACAGGTTATGCAGATGTAATGAAGGGATTAGAAGAAGTAATTGATACTTTTTCAGTAACTACTACATTAGGTAATATTTTTGCTGCTAATGTTTGGCAATTACCCAGAGATTATTATTTAATTAATAAAGTATTTTATTATTCAGACCCTTTATTTACAGGGACAAATACAGCTGCTGGAATCAATGTTTTAATTGACGGAGCGGCTACTGGTTGGACTACAATTCCTGCTTCAGCACCAACTCCTCCTATTGGAAGCTTGGTGGTTAACACTGCTACTTTTGAACAAGCTTACATTACAGGTGTGGTTTCAACTACGGAAGTAACTTTAAGTAGAAGTATATTTCCGGTGGCAGTAGGTGAAGAATATGTGATATATAATAATACTAAAATACGAGAGGTAGAAAGAGTAACACAAAGTAAGATTTGGTATTTAACCAATTCTCAATTAACAGCTCCTACAAAAACTTATCCTGCTTACACTATGGAAGGAGATAGGATTACAGTATATCCTACTACTATTACAAATAGAGGTTCTATTATGGCTCAATATATTCGTTATCCTTTACCTCCAAGGTGGACATGGCAAAATTTAGGATTAGGAGAGCCTCAGTTTGACCCTACTCAGGCTGACTTCCAAGAGTTTGAATTACCTGACTCTGATGAGCCTACATTAATTGCTAAAATCTGTCAGTATGTAGGTATAGAAATAAGAGAGGCCGAGGTATATAACTTTGGAAAAACAGAAGAAGATAGAGAAATACAAGAAAGCAGTTAATTATGACATATATAACAGATTATCAATATTACGAAAACAATCAGAATGTACCTACAGATGCTAACTGGGGTTCTTACCAATATGTTTCTTTGGAAGATATTGTTAATAATTTTATGCTAATGTATCAAGGTAACAATGAACTGATTAATAATATAAATAGATACCAGGTTTTGTTTCACGCAAAAAGAGGAATTCAAGAATTGAATTACGATGCGATGAAAGAAATAAAAATATTAGAATTACAAATTTGTGATCAATTAAGATTTGTTTTACCACAAGATTATGTTAATTGGGTAAGAATATCTTTAGAGCAAGATGGTATGCTTTATCCTATGACAGAAAATATTCAAACTAATTGGAGTGGAGCTTACTTGCAAGATCATGATTGTAGAATATTATTTGATATTGATGGTAATGTTTTAAAACCTCATAATTCTTTTTGGGATAAACAAAGATTAGATAGTCAGCAAAAAACAATGTACTTAGGAGATGGTCCTTATAATGGAGAGCTCGGTTACTTAGTAGACGGAATATGGTATTTTGATTATCAAATCGGAGCTCGATATGGATTAAATACAGAGACTGCAAATATAAATCCTACCTTTAGTATAAACAAAAAAGGAGGGGTAATAAACTTTAATTCAGGAATGGCTGGAAAGTTAGTGGTATTAGAGTATGTTTCAGATGGAATGGAAAATGGTGACGACTCCAGTGTAAGTGTAAATAAATTATTTGAAGACTTTATATATGCTTATATAAGGTACGCTATTTTGAATGGCCGATTTGGAGTACAGGAATATATAATTAATAGAGCAAGAAAAGACAAATCATCTTTATTAAGAAATGCTAAATTAAGATTAAGTAACATACACCCTGGGAGACTCTTACAAAATTTAAGAGGTCAGGATAAATGGATAAAATAATATGGCAAATGTTAGCACTAATTTTATAGCTGGTAGAATGAATAAGTCTGTAGATGAAAGACTTATTCCCCCAGGAGAATATATAGACGCTTTAAATGTTCGTTTAGGATCTACTGAAAACACCGAAATTGGAGCGGTAGAAAACTCTTTAGGTAATAGTGTTTTAACTGACTTAGAGTTTCAAGGAGTACCTTTAGTGGGAGAAATAAGAACCATTGGTGTTTATGAAGATGGTATTAATGAAACTCTTTATTGGTTTATTCATAATGAAAACAATCCTAACTCGGTAACTACGGGTGTAGTAGATATGATTGTTTCTTATAATACTAATATAGGATCTTTAGTTTATCATGTAATTAGCACTTCAGTTTTAAATTTTGATTTTAAGTATTTAATAACAGGAGTAAGTAAGATTGAAAATTTATTATTTTTTACTGATGATTTAAATCCTCCTCGAGTTATAAATATAAAAAGAAATTATGATGATCCTGGTCCGGGAACAATAGATGATGTTTTTGAGGAAGAGGATGTAAGTGTTATTGTAAAGCCACCGGGCTTTGAGGATTTTGATACAACTGCAGGACAGGTAGCTCCTTTAGGAGCTCCTTTTATAAGACTTATTGCTATCCCTGGATTTAGTAATGCCGGTGGTGGTATTGAAAGCCCTAACTTTATGGATGTTAGGTTCTTATCTTTTGCTTATAGATATAGGTATGAAGACGGAGAGTATAGTGCTACATCTTTATTTACCAATCCCGCCTTTCAGCCAAACCCTAATTTTCAATTAAGCCTTCAAAACTTTTGGAACGATGCAATGAAAAATCGTTATAATGGATGTAGGGTAACAGTTTCTACAGGATCTAAAAGGGTAAAAGAAATAGATATTCTTTTTAAATTAACAGGGTCTAATGTTATTAATGTAATTAAAAGATATGATAAACAAAGTCTGGGTATTAGTAATAATCAATTTTATGAAATTGAATTTCTTAACAGTGAAATTTACACTACATTAGGATCTGACGAATTACTTAGATTATACGATAATGTCCCTCGTACTGCTAAGGCTCAAACCATTAAAGGTAATCGTTTAATGTATGGGAATTATGTTGATCAATACGATATTGTAGACGCTCCAGGAGGAAGTAAAATACCTATCAACTATCATGTCAATGGTATAAGTGAAAGTATAGCGGGTAATCCATTACCAAATGGTATTGCCTCCCCAGTTGATTATACTATTGACACTATTACAGGAGGTACTCATACCGAACCACTTGCAGCTATTACTTTTGATTTATCAGATGCAGCTCCTGCAGGTGGGGCGGCTCTGGAAGTTGGTACTACGTTTCAATTTACCTTTGCTATGCAACAGGTTAATAATACTACAGTAATTAATAATGGTATTGTTCCAGCACCAACTGCGGGACTACAAACTTCTCCATTTACTATAGGATTTCTATTTAGTGTAGATCAGCCTTATGCTGATATTAATGCTATGTTAAATTCAGATTCTTTTAAAAATAGAATTGGAGGTAGTGTGGCTCAGGGTTTTGCTCCTGCTACTGCTTTGGAGCAAGGATTAGTAAAACCTTTATATCCTTGCAACGAATCTAATACGGGAGCGACTTTAAGTGATAAGTTTTACAACAGTGCAGCTTCACCTATTGCGGGATCACAATTATATTTAGTAAGTGGAGGAATAACAAATACTGCTTGTTCTGCTGCTGTTTTAGATACTGTTCCTTTTCCTATCGTTTGTGCTTCTACAAGTATAGCTTCTGGGGTTACTTCTTGTGGAGCTGCTCCATTAGACCCTTGTGTAGGTACATTTCCTCCGGTACCTCCAGCTGGGGCTACTGGAACAATGGTTGTGTCAGGTACAGATATGAGTGTTTTCGGAATACAAGTTGGAGATATAGTATACGATCAGCTAACTGGTTTATCAGCAAAAGTAATAGCACCACTACCAGGAGACCCAGGACCACCAGCTACACCTACTTCTCATGTAAATTTAGAAGATATAGATGGTGGATTAACTCCCTTAGTGCTTGATGGAACTACATTTATAATTAATCCTGGAGGACCTGCAACTCCACAATTATGTTTTCAAGATGGATTTGATTATACTGTAGTAGGAAACTCATTTACTATTAAATCTCCTGCTACTCAATGGTTTGAAGCAAGTGGAGACCCTGCTACTCCTGGAGTTTATGCAAATGCATTTAGATATTATCAGTTTATTGAGTTTTCTTCTTTCGCTTCTTATAAACTAACTTCCGATTCTTCAAGTCTCCACTCTAATAGAGACTATCAAGTAGGAATTGTTTATATGGATGAGTATGGAAGGTCTTCCACAGTATTAACCAGTCAAGAGCCTACTGTATTTTTTGATGCAGGTAATTCAATTAATCAAAATAAAATTCAAGTTAATCTTTCAAACTTACCTCCTTATTGGGCTACTAAATATAAATTTGTAGTCAAGCCAAGTCAAGGAACATATGAAACTATTTTTTCTAATTTATTTTATGCCCAAGATGGAACAGCCTCTGTTGATGGAGCGGGAAGCTCTTTACCAATAGCAGCAGAAAATGACCCAACTCAAGTATGGTTTAGGTTAGAGGGTCAAAACCAAAATGTTTTAAAAGTAGGAGATGAGCTGATAGTAAAATCCGACACTCAAGGTTTTGTGCCTACATTACAAAAAGCGGTAGTTTTAGATATACAAGCTTATTCCAGTAAAGGTATTACAGATAAATCTTTAAAAGGTTTATATATGCTGTTAAGACCATCTGGATGGACTACTGAATCAATAGATCAAGCCGAAATTTTTTATGCTCAAAAAACCGCAAAGAATAATAGTGGGAGTAGTATATCGAATACTTGTATTACAGGATATAGTTTAAATTTTGATAACGGTCTTCCTTACGATCTTCCTGCTGGATCTACAGTTAGAATAAAATGCCAGTCTACAAGAGGAGGAGGAGCTTGTTCCAGAAGTATATATTACGACAGATCATTTATAGTAAGTCAGGATTATGGTGATTTTCACCAATGGGCAATAGGAGATGATTTAGAAAGTCAAATGTTTTGTCAGGGGAACGGTAACTCTGTTTCACCAGGAGTAAGCAATGTAGATGGAATGAATCTTAAATTTTTACCTAACCTATATAGTAGCTCTTCATCGATATGTAGTGCTCAAGGTGAGTTTAATGCAAGCTTTGGGATATACACTAATGGAGCAGGAGGAATGTTTGCGGCATATCAAGGAGCACTTACTGAATGTAATGATTGGGGTGGTTGGTTTCCAGGTAGAGCTAAATTAAAAATAGAAGTAACCAGAACAAGTGGTATATTTTGTTTTGAAACAGTACCGCAGGATGTTGATCCTAATTTATATTATGATGCTTCAGAACTTTTAGAGATTGAAACAGACCTAACAACTGGTAAGAGATTTCATAAAGCTAAAAGAAACTTTGATCCGTCTACAAATTCATATTCTTTAGCAACCTTAGGACAAGACCAAGTGGTAGATGCTCTTGGTAATACTTTAATTCCTTTAGTTACAATGGTTGATGCTTATAACTGTTATACTTTTGGAAATGGGGTAGAAAGTTATAAAATATATGATAGCCCCGCAGGAAGAAGTTTTAATTTAGGGGAAAGAACTTTAGCTGTATCTAATCAAGACTTTCAAGAAGCAGATAGATTTGCTGGGATGACATATAGTGGAGTATATAGTAGTTCAGCCAACAGTAATAATCTTAATGAGTTTAATTTAGGACTTGCAAACTTTAAAGATTTAGAAACTTCATTTGGCCCTATCCAAAAACTTCATGCTCGTGAAACAGATATACTTGTATTACAAGAAGATAAAATATCTTATGTAACCGTAAACAAAAATGTAGTTACTGATGCTACCGGAGGAGGGGCTATTTTATCTGTACCAGAGGTTTTAGGAACACAGGTAGCCAGAATAGAAGAATACGGTATAAGTTTTAACCCTGAGAGTTTTACGTCATGGGGATATGATATGTTTTTTACAGATACAAAAAGAGGGGCTGTTATTAATTTACGAGGAGCTTCGGCAGGAAGTGATCAATTATCCGTTGTATCTACTTTAGGAATGAACAGTTGGTTTAGAGATTGTTTTAACTCACAGTTAACTACTCAAAAATTAGGAGCTTACGATCCTTATATGAAAGAGTATGTATTAGGTACTAATTTACGAAAAGTTCCAATGCCGGTAAATGAAGTGCCTTGTGGAACTACGGTTAGCCAATTAAACGCTACTAATTCAATTACTTTTGATGTTGCCTTAGGTTTAGTGATTGGACAAGTAGATATACCTTTTAACATTACTTCAGGAACTGTAACTATTACGGTAGAATGGGATGGAGCAGTTGTGGCAAATGTGACAGCTTTTAATAACGGAATGATTTCTTTTAACAAAACCACTAACACTCCTTCAACGTGTACGGTAACTTGTACCCCTTCAGGAGCACCTCCTGTTGCTCCGGCTAATTATTCAATTACAGTAAACTGTCCTCAAGAACTTGATTTAACAGTAGTTCAGGTAGTGGTAAATTCTAACAACTATAATGGACAATTTATTCATACTAATTATAATTGGTTTAATTCAAGTAACATAAGTCCTTTCGCAGGATTTAGTTCAGCTGAATTAAGCACTCCTGATGCTGCCGAGTATAGTTCAACTGCAGGCATACAATCTTTAGGTGTAACACCATATAGTGGGGCCTCAATTAAATTTAGAACAGAAAAATATGGTATAGATAATTTTGATTTTGATCCGTCAATTCATAAATTTAGAATACATTATTCTACCACATTATATAACAATGTACCTACAGAAATTCAAAGTTTATTAGTAGCTTCTTCGGTAGTAAGTGGGGGTATAACTAATCCTTCACCTGGAGTTTATGAAGCTATTGAGCCTGCATTTACTATTCCTGGTCAGGGATATTTATATTTAATTTGGGACTTCAGAATAGTTGGTTCTTCGCAATTATGTTATTGTTCAGATCCATCTTCAGCAGAGGAGGTTTGTTGCCTATGTGAAGTACCTTGTAATCTTACTGCTTTAGGGCCTCTTACTGCTACGCAGCCGCAGGCATGTGTGAGTGCCATCGGAGATCCAGGAAGTTCTTTTGGTGGATTTACAGGGAACGGGGCATTGCCAACTTTAGGAAGTGTAATTTACAATGATCTTAATTGTAGGTTAAATCCACCACCACCTTCCATAATTTCAGGTTATAAAGCTCCAGGCTTTTATAGAGTAGATAGTTCATTAGTTGCCCCATTCACCGGTAATAAGTGGATAGAGATTGGTGCTAATGGAGTAGTAATATCAGAGGGAACATGTTAAAAAATAAAATAAAATAAAGATATGGCGTGTAATAATTCAGGAGTTTTCTATTGGCCAGGGGCAAGTTTTCTTACCACTACCGCTTTGTATACGGATGTTAATTTAACTAACCCAGCACCTGATGGGTGGTATTCGATAGGTGGTACTTACAGGCAAATATCTGGAGGTGTTTTAGGTGCTCCTACTACTTGTCCGGCATGCGATGAGTTATATTGTCCGAGTGTATTAACAGGTAGTGGAACTGCTGGTAAATATACAATGAATATAAATGTAGGGTCAGATATGGGAGCTATAGTAATTAGGTTTAATCCTGAGAGTAGACCTGATAAATGTACTTGGACTTTTGATGGGGTGAGTGCTTCAGAATATAGTCACCCTATAAAAGGTTATATGCAAGGTTTTGTGGGAAGTTGGGGTTATGGTTTTCCTTATGTCCCTCCTACAACAAATCCCATCCCTGATTGTGCCGCTAATACAGGTAGTGGTTTAGGTTCTTATTATACTAATGATCCTGCTGTTCAACCACCTCCCTTTGGCCCTACACTCCCTACAGGTTCTTTAAATCCTGTGGTACCTACTAATCTTTCTTTATGTGTTAATGCGTGGCCAGGAAATACTCAAACTGTAAATGGGTTTAATTATGAATGGGATTTTGCAAGCTCAAGTTTTATTCCTACTCAAACAGGCGGGGTTAATGATATAGTTACTATGGGACCTTATACCACTCCGAACACAGGAATACAATCATCATCTCCTACTAACACTGGTAGACGTTGGGTTTATATGGTAGTCCCTAAGCCTAACCCTACTCCCGGGACCCTACAAGTGGTAGTAGAGGGATTAGATCCTGCTACACAGTGGGTGATAGAAGTTTATTGTCCTGTCAAACTTAATCCCTGGCCTATTGGTGTGGCGGGAGGCTCATGTGGGGCAACTACTGCAACAACTTTATATACTCAATATGTGGGGACTAATAATGTTACTCCTTTTATACCAGGTGCTGCTCCTTATTTATTTAACGGAGATTGGTGTTTTACTGATCCTGATGGGGTAACTCCATTTCCTGCAGGAACTTATCCTGTAGATGTTAATGGAGCAATCCAGTGTGTTACTATAAGTTCAGACGGGGTAATTACTAACTTAACCACATGTGTAGGAACATGTTAATGTTAAAAATATAAAACTATGTCAAATCCATTAGATGCAAATACTTTATCTTACAGCGAAGATGTAAAAGGATGGCCTTCTTTTTATTCTTTTCTTCCAGACTATATGTGTGGTATGAACGGTTTTTTCTACAGTTGGAGTGGAGGGAATTTATACCGACACAATACTAATCCTTTAAGAAACAATTATTACGGGGTTCAATACAGCTCTTCTATTCAGTCAGTGTTTAATATAGAGCCTCAGACTATTAAGTTGTTTAAAACAATGTCATACGAAAGTAATGACGCTTGGAATTGTACAGGACTTTTTACTGATTTAAATACCGGGTCAATACCTGGTACTGGTCCCGCACCTATTCAAACATGGTTTGTAGAAAAAGAAGGTGAGTGGTTTTCATTTTTAAGAGAAAATTCAACAACTACAAATTTTAGAGACAGATCATCTAACGGTATAGGAGCATCTAATAGTGTAATAGGTCCGCTTAACGCTATAGTAATTAATTTTAACTTAGAAGACTTAGGAAGCATAGTAACAGTTGGAGATCAAGTTTATTCTATTGTTTCTACCATACCACCAGCCACACCTGGAGCTCCAACTTTTGTGGGAGCAGTAACTAATATTGTAAGGCAACAAACTACAGATGTTGTAACAGGAGTAGTTACACTACCTTCTATTACGGTAGATACAGTAGGGCCATATCCTGCAGTGGGTACCCCTTTACCTTATCCGTTTCCAGGAGTTGTTCCTCCTGTAGGTGATTTTATATTGATAATAAAAGATCCTATAGCAGCCTCAAATGGGGCACGTGGATACTTTCTGAATTTTACGCTACAAAATGATAATACTACAGCGGTAGAATTATTTTCTGTCGGTAGTAGTTCCATGAAAAGTAATCCATAGATTTTTATTATCTTTGTAAAAATGAAATTAAATATAATGCCACTAAAAAAAGGAGACTATGAAAACATTCTGTGTAAGTGGTGGAAAGATTGGAGATGGGAACCTCCTTCACCAGATTTTTTACCAGAAAATGGAATGGGTGGTTTTATGGTTTATGATGGAGACACGCCAATTTGTGCAGGGTTTATGTATGTAACTAACTCAAAGGCAACATGGTGTGATTGGATTATCTCTAATTTAAAATATAAAGACAGACAAAAAAGAAAAGAAGCTTTGGAATTATTAGTAAAAACTATAAGTGATAAAGCAGAAAGTTTGGGTAAAAAATATGTATATGCTTTAATTAAAAACAAACCTTTAATTAATGTATACAAAAAAATAGGTTTTGTAGAGGGTAGTACCTATACACATGAAATGATTAAAACAATATAATATGGCAGCAGTAACAGCGACAGTAATTGGTATAGCAGCAACCGCAGCAACTACAACAATGAGTTTTTCTAATGCAGCAAAACAAAGAAGAGCTGCTGAAGAGGCAGACGCAGAAGCAAAAAAAGCAATGAAAGAAGCAAAAGCAAAAGCTGAAGTAGATTATTTTGCTTCATTAGATATTCCTTTAGATGCTTATGAAGCTCAGTTTGAAAATCAATTAGCCGGACAAAAGCAGGCGGTAGAAGCCTTGCAAGAAGGGGATGCTCGAAATTTAGCAGCTGGTATTGGTAAGGTAGGGGCTCAACAAGCTGAGTTAGGAGAGCAAACTCGTATCGATATGGGTAAAGAAATATCTGATCTTAACATGATGAAAGCAGAAAGTAAAGACGCTATAAATCAACAGCTTGTAGAGATGGATGTGGCTTATGCGAGAGAACAAAACCAAAGAAAGGCAGATGCTGACGCTCTTCGTAATCAATCTATTCAACAAGGAGTTGCTGGTGTAGGCTCTTTAGTAGGTCAAATTGGTGATGCCGCTCCTTTATTTAGTCAAGATGGAGCTACTCGAAGAGGTGCTAAATTAGCTAAACAATCTCAAGTAGGTAAAGGAGACATGAATGATGCACAATATCAGAATAAATTAAGTGAGCTTAACTTAAGCAAAGAAGAGTATAGGTTAGCAAAAAAGATGAATGATGCTGAATTAACAGAATTCTATAAAAGCAAAGGGTGGGAATTTTAATAAATAAGAACAAATAAATATGGCAAATAGATTCGCAAAAAAAACTATAGACTTTGATGTTTACGAAAGGCAAGATAAAGAGTCTCAAATAAATTGGGGTAAGGTTGGTGCGGATATTACTAAAGCTTTTAGTGATGTTGCCACTGAGAGACAGGCAAAGAAAGACGCAATACAGAAATCTTTTAATGATCAGCAAGCAGCAGCGGCTGATATGGGAGAATATAATGATGTTACTATTCAGCAATATGCAATAAATGGAGGTCAAAAAATTGCTAACTACAATCAAGATATGTACAACTTAGTACAAAAAGGAATAATAAAACCTTCAGAATACACCAAGTTTACAAACAACGTGACTGCGAATTTAAAATTAGTAAAAGCTAATGCTAAGTCTTATGATGATGCTTTTAAATTATATACTGATCGTACTCAGAATAACGAAAATGCTGCATTAGAAAGATACCAAGCTGGTATGTTAGAAGGGTTTGCTTCTTTAAATAATTTAGAATTAGACTGGGACCCTATGACAGGAGAGGCGGTAAACATTCGTGTGGACGCTGATGGTAATCCTATACCAGGAGAAAGTATGACAGTACAGAATATGAGTGTTATGTTAAAACAACAATATAACGCATATGATCTTGATGGAAGTATAAAGACAGTAAAAGACAGATTAGGTAGTGTTATTACTGCAGATTTAAAAGCTTCTTTAGGTAATTCGGTAGTAATCACTGAAGAAATGGTAACTAAAGCAGAACAAGATTTTTTTGATCCTAAGAATAAAAGAGGACAAGATGTGTTGAGAAAAGAAGCCCTTGCTGTATTAACAGATGATGTAGGGAAACAAGATTTATTAGCAGAAAACTCTGCGATTTTAACAGAAAAAGGAGAGAAATATAGAGTAGGTAGTTTAGAAGAATATGAGCAGTGGAATGAGGAGAATCCTGGAGATGAAAAAAATAATCCTATATTAAGAACTAAATTTGAAGGAGGTAGATTAGTTCCTGAGTTTAATGAGTTTCAAGATGAGGCCGCAACTAA